CAGGAACAGGATTCATTTCAACTGTTCCAGGATACAAACCAGCAGTAATTTGTTGAACTGGCTCTGCTCCAAGAGTCATATTTATATTGTCTCCAATACCAAATATTTTATTAAATTGATCTTTGTATTGAGAAACATCTTGTTGATGTTGAGCTAAATCTTGTTGATATTGTATTTCTTCTGCACTTGGCTGTGCTGGAGCAGCAGGTTGTGGTACAACCTGTTTATATGCCTCAGCTATTGGTTTTTGCATTTCTAATTGCATAACCATTTCTACAAATTTAGCTGGATCAAGTCTAGCTAAAGGAGCTAATTCAGGATATTTACTAGCTAAATCAGAAAATGCTTTTTGTTTATCAATATTTGCTTGTAATTGTTGCTGAGTTGCAAAGTTCTGTAATCCTTGCTGATAAGTTTGACCAGCAGTTCCAAAACCAGCACCAAGAGAAGCCAAAATATTCTGAGCAGCAGAACGACGCGGACCTACAGAACTCATTCCTTGAGCCAATGCACCAGCAGTACCTAGCAATCCAGCTAAAGTAGCTCGTCCTTGCAATGCCTTAGTTTCTGGAGCACCTAGTAATCCTTCAAAATAGCTAGGAGCCGATCCATAAATAGCAGGAATGTAATCATAGAAACTACTTTTAGGCGCAACAGCTTTAACACCTTCATTAGGACCGTAATATTTCAGCCATTCATCTCGAACTTGTTGATCTGTTAAATCAGCCATATATCACCTATAGCAAAGACATTGCTTGTGGACGCAAAACAGTACTTTGTTGCGGATTTAACAAGCTAGAGTAATCCATTTGTGGAATCTGACCGCGAGATACTTGACCACCTCCACCCATCATTTGACGAGGATGAGGAGCAAATAATTGACCTGCTGTGTTTAATGCCTGACCTGCAAGCATAGGATTTTCTTGAATAGAACTACCAACAGAACCAAATCCAGCACCTACTCTATCCATAATAGAAGGAGCGCCAGGATATTCCATTGCTCCTAATCCTTCTAATGTTCCAGGACCAGCAGCATTAAATCCACCAGCAAATGCACCTCCAGCACCACCCATCAACCCACCAAGCAAAGCACCTTGAAATGGATTTTTACCAGTTACAGCAGCACCACCACCACCGATAGCAGCACCAATCAATGCAGGTTCCATTCCGCTCATTATTTGCCCCCTGTAGGAGTAGCTACCGAAGTAGTCTGTGAACCTTGTGGTATCCCGCTAATCAATCCAGCATACTGAGAAAGTTTCTGATATGGCAAGTTCTGTTCAAAGTTAAATCTATTTATAGCATCTTGCAATTGTGCAGCTTGGTAACCTTCTCCCATTTGACCAGCAGTCAATAATTTCTGAATATCTGCGTAATCAACATTAGCCATTTGTGGAGCCATTAAAGCAGCTTGTTGCTGACGTTGAGCCTGAGCCTCTGACGAGTTATATGCCAGATTAGCCATTGCATTACCCAAGCCAGTACCATATCCCTGAGCCTGTCTTTGTGCCAATTGAGCCATAGCATCAGAGCCATAACGACCAGCAGCAGAAGTCTTAGATTCAAGACCTCTCATAGCCTCTTGATATGCTTGTGTAAGAGGAGCAGCTTGAGCCTGTAAAGCACCAGCTAGGAACGGATTAGGACCTTGCCCTTGAATCGTTGCTAGTTGTTCTGCCTGTGCAGCCTTAATAAGTGGAGAACCACCTAAAGCGCGTTCCTTAGCCATCTGTAATGCTTGCTGAGTAGCATCAGACGGAGAAACATAAGTCTGCCCTGGAAAGAATGTAGGAGTCTGTGATTGATATAATCTTTGACCCTCAGATAGAATATTCTTTACATAAGGAAGAATACTCGGATCAATCGATGTTGTTGTGGTCTGTTTTTGACCGCCGCCGCCACCACCCATAATTACACCTCACATATCCATTTTCTAGGACGAAAGCCTAATTGCCCTGCCCTTCGTTCCCAACCACGCCTATGGCTTGAAAAAGTTAAATATTTGGCATTTCCATTACTTGCCAATTGTTTTATATATTTTAATCCTTTTTCGACAATTAGATAATCATTTTCTAACGTCCAAGCCGCCCAAACATGAAGTTCTTGTCCTAATGGCTGTAAGATAAAGAAGCCTTTAAAACGGTTATTCTCTAACGCTACAAAGAGCATTGATTTCTGGTTAAATAAGTCTGTATATACATCTTCGACTATCCAGTTCTCAGGACTTTTGCTCTTAATTTGCTCAATACCTGGTTTAATACTGCTCCACCAGCCCCTTAGTTCATCTACCGTAATGAACTTAAATTCCATTATCCCACCACAATGTAGTCATACGTCTTTCCTGAAGTTGAATTAGCAGGATGAGATAGTACAGCACTACCAACATTACGAGAACTCACGTAAGGAGCCTCGAATACATTCGTCGTATATCCATTAGGAGATAAATATTGCATTGTCGCAATTACCGATGGAGTTGATGGACGAGTAGGACTAGACCTAGTTGCAATATTAATAATACTTACTTGAGTACTATCAGTTGACCACATGATTTCAATATAATCATTCTTTTGCAGTGCAATATAGTAATTTAATGCAGCAATTAATCGACCATCTGTACCACCGTGGCTGTTAGGGACAGAAAAATCACTATTGGATGCAGCTAAATCTGTTCCATTTTTTCTAAACCAAACGCTAACATCATGTATTTGTGTATCTGCGTTATTAAATTGAGCACTAAACTGAAGATTATAAAGACCAGAATAATCTACTTTTATCCTTGAGCTATTCGTGACAGAAATACCTTCTGAATAATCTGTAGTGTTATATGTCATTGCATAAGCAGTCGTAGTGCTAGATGCTGTTTGTGTAGTCGAATCCTGAAACGCACCGTAAGGATAGTAAGTAGCAGCCGCCTGAATTGATGATGGAGCCAATAAGATAACGCTGTCATACCCTATACGCTCGTCATAGATCGTAGTAGAAGTCGCTCCACCTGTGGCTAGTGTCACAGTACCAGTATTATTGGATTTACCGTCCATAAGCCCTCTAACGACCTCTGAAACGGCTCTATTATCTGCTCCAAATACAGGTAATGTTCTAAACTGAGTCATCGATCACCTTGACCAACAATAACTAATTCAGTTCCAACAGCAGTTTTCCACGATGGGCTAGTAGGAGTCATCTTTACCCTGTGATAACGACCAGCATTACGTAATGCCACACGACCTTCGCTATCAGGAGTTACTTCGCTACCAAATACTACGTTATCAGATAGTAAATCTCTACTTGCTACAGAAATAGTTCCTGTTCCATTATCAATTATTGGTCTTGCAAAAGTAATAACAGACCTCCCAACATCTATATCACCTGATGATATAGAAGCAGATTTATTTTGACCTGAGAATGAAATGATCTTTTTGTCTGTAACACCCATAAACAATAGAATTCCACCAGCCCAAACACGCGAATCCAAAGCAATATCTAATGTATCTAAATTATTGTTGTAATTATCTATTTGTTCTAATGTGGTTGACGGAGTTAAACCATAAGCAACAGACGTAGCCGTGGTTTCTACATAACTCCAACGACCTAAATCAATGGAATAAACCAATAAATAACGACCACCAAAAGAGTTTTTAAAGTTCCATGCTATTAATTTGCGTACTGGATCAACAGTAGCACTCATGGATAAACGAATTTCACTAGGAATAGCATTATCAAAAAACCAACGATTTACTTTTTCAGCACCAATGCTTTTAGTCGTTTGTCCATCACAAGCATAAAAGCCATCATCTGATAAAAAATACGTAATACCACCAAATTGAGCAATAGAACCGTTAGTAGAACATCCTAAAGTACGTGAAATAGCATCAAATTGGAAAAATAATGGCGATCCTACATAACTCATGCGATAAATGGCTCGTTCCATGAACACTAAACCATATTCGCCACCAGTTAAACCTGTAATATCTCCACCATCAGGAAGAATCTGGTTATCTGCCTGACTAGTTGAACTAGCAGTCCAGTTAGTTTCATTATTAATATCTGACCAGTAAATCTTATTATTATTACTACCATCGTCAGCAGCAACAACAAAGTCACGAACTACTGTTACATATTTGCAAACAGGAGCATCAGCAGATAAATCATTAAAATATGATCCACCAGCCATATCATAGGCTTGCAACTTATTCTTGCCGTTAGCAATAATCATCTTAGAGCCAAACTGAGTAACATCCCACGATTCTGTGGACGTATAACCAGTAGTCGTTAATGCATCTAAATTGCTTGTACTAGAATTAAACTTATAAACCTGAGTTGCTCCAGCAGCAAATAGATTAGTTGCTCCTGCATATTTACCAGCAAATACTAAAAGTAATGTTTGAGCAGCATCATTAGAATAATTTGCTTCTGCTTTAAATGGGGCATATCCGTTAGTTACTGGATAGCAATTCATAGCATCAGTAACCGCACCTGTTACACCAGGCTGATCTGGTAACCATTCTCCGAATAAAACCTTTTGTTTTGCCATTATTGTCTCAACCAATTATTTGTTTCTGGAGTTATTGTTTGCCAAATATTAACATCTGGACTTATTTCATCCCATGTATTCGTATCTGGAGTTACACCATTCCAAGTATCACCAATATTATTACCATTAGCCGTTAATGATGCTAAACCATTAACTCTAGCATTTCCTGAATATGAAACTCCACCAAGCGCAGTAAAACTTGCATTTGTATCAATAGCAGCACTGCCTGTACTTACAAAAGCACCTTTAGCAGTTACCGTTCCAGTAGCAGTAATACTTCCAGTTCCAACTACAATATTCTGTAAATTTAATTCAAGTTGAGCATTTCCGGTAATGGAAGCAATACCAAATGCAGTTTTTGATGCAATAGCTGTTACTGTAGCAGTACCATTTATAGATGCAGACGATGAATCAGCAGTCTCATATTCTGCATAGCCATCAGTCCAATAGCCGACTAGGACGTATCGATCTGGCTGAGTTAAGTCACCATCGCCATATCCATATACCCAATAGTCGTAATCTACGTAATTAGCCATTTAAGCCGCTTATTTGAGACGTTTCCATTGCAACAATTTGATCAGTCGTTAATGATTGAATCTGTTCTGTTACATGCACAATCTCAACCCATCGTTCCTCAGACTGACTCCACGACCAATTACCTGCTGGCTTAGGATCACGAATAACCCAACCAGGTGGATACCACCAGATTACCTCTTTACCTTTAGGACAATCAGGTTGGTCAGGAACCTCAATCCAGCCTTCAGTTCCGTCTGTCTCAGGTTTTGGAATACTTCCATTTTTAGAGTAAAGCATACGTCACCTTATTGAACTGGGAAGGCTGCTGCTGGAACTGTAAAGTTAGCTGTGTAACGCGCATATTTAGTAATTCTTAACTCGTCCATATAACCATAAAAATTACCGCCTCCAGTACCATCATTAAATTCACCAATCATTATTGGGCTTACTAAATAAACATTTGTATCTGCATAAGTAGAACCGGATTGCGTACCATTCAAAAATAATTTTGTATTTCCTGATGAACGACATAAAGCAATATGTGTCCATGTGTTATTTGAAATAGCTCCTCCAGTAATTCTATTTGCGCCATTTACATACCAATAAATTCCTGTTCCATTTAAATAAATATATAACGTACCTCTTGCAACCGCAGTAGATGACGCATCTCTAAAATCAATAAGACAATCATTATTACTGCTACCATGACCACCTTGAGTTATTGGATACGCCCAAAACTCAATAGTAAAATCACCGCTACCAAAATTGTAATTTTGATTTGATGGCTGATATAACCTGTCACCGCTACCATCAAAATACATAGACGTAGTACCAAACTTAGCCTGTGTAGTGCTTACCTGTGCATTGCCTACTGTCTCTAAATCATTCTTAGCAGCAGCGTCATAGATACCAGCGTTGGTAAAATTAAGCAGTAAAGACGTATTAGTAATATTTGTAAATGGTGCTGTAGGTACTGTATAAGTAGAGCCTGTATATAAAGCAGTTCCTTTTACCACTCTAAGATTAGATACATAACCTATGATTGTTGCCGATGCAGCAGCAGATGCAGCTATGTAAACTGTTCCTGTAGTGTAATTTATTGAACTTGGTATAGTTCCGGCAGAACCTTGTTGAACACCATCAACATAAAATCTTCTTGTTGTTCCGCTACCTTCATAAGTAATTGCTACATGAGTCCATGTATTTGCTTTAACTACAGGTCCAAATGCTGTCCATGTGGTTCCATCCCAAAAACGCCATTGTCCAGTAGTTGCTGAATCTAGCTGTACTCCATAACCTTGAAATGGAGAAGAATTATTGTAGGCAATAATTGGTGACGCATTTGTTGTTAAATTATTTAAATACACCCAAAACTCAATAGTAAATGCTGTTGCGCTTGTAAGTTGTAATGCGGAAGCATTTGGCGTAGATAAATAATCACCAGTACCATCAAAATACCCGCTACCACCTACTGTAGTAGTGCTATATGCAGCAGTAGGAGCAAATGGAGAGAAGGCTTGGACTGATGTATCGCCATTGCGAGTAATAGCAAAAGCATTTGTACTGTTATCAATAAAACGATTGCTTTGACATGTTAATAATTGAGTATTTGTTATTGCGCTTAATGCTGAAGTTGGAACAGTTAATGTACTTTGTGTTGCATCATAAGCTGAAGTACCTTTTAACATTCTAAGATTAGAAATATTTCCATTAAAAGGACCACTACCTACAGCATCAGCACCAATTGCTACTGTATTTGTTGCGTTGAATATTGTTGATGAATATGTTTGAGTTGCAACTCTTGTGCCATTCAAAAACAAACTTAAAGTTGTTCCAGACCTGCAAATACAAATATGTGACCAACTATTTAAAGGCAATAAAGTTGATGAAGTAATATCATTTCTTGTAGCTGAAGTTCCACCAGTAGTAGAATAAAATGTTGGGTATCCAGTAGAATTTACCCATAAAACATAAGAACCAGCAGCAGTTGAATAGGTAACTTGACCAAAAATATAATCAGAATTTACGCTACCATTTGGATAAACAAATGCCTCAATAGAAAATTCGCTTGCTCCAATATCAAAAGCAGCGTTATCAGCAATAGTTAAATAATCGCCTGTTCCATCAAAATAATTACTCCACCCTGTCTGACTAAACGGTGTGAATGTTCCCTGCGTAGTATTACCGTTACGAGTAATCGTAAAAGCATTACTAGACGAGTCTATGAAGGTATTGTTCTGTGCTCCGTTAGTGCTGCTGGTATTAAGCAATAGCGTAGTTAGATAGAAATATGGATCACTAACTGTGCCAGAAGCCACCATTGCTTGCATTAATTTAGTAAAAGCAAACATTCTTAACCTTTATGGTGTGTAACCTTGAGCAATCGAGCCATACCAATTCGTACCATCAGCAACAAATGTCAGAATATCCATTTTTCCAGCCGTAGCAGTAATGGTAGGAGCACCAGCAGTTCCCCATTTAACACCAGTAAACGTAGCAGTACCATTACCAGTAGTTGCAGCTTGTTTTAGCAACAACACGAATGATTTACCAGCAGTTGCCGTAGGCATAGTAAACGTACAAGCAGTAGAAGCAGTTAAAGTAGCTGTCTGAACTGTTCCATTAGTTAATGCAATGGTATTAGTAGTAGTAACAGTACCAATAGCAACAACTGACTCAACATAGTTAGTAATTGTCGGATTATTGACAGTTGGAGATGTTCCAAATACAAGCGATCCTGAGCCAGTTTCATCCGTTACAGCAGTCGCTAAATTTGCTGATGATGGAGTAGCCAAAAATGTAGCTACACCAGTACCTAGACCACTTACACCAGTTGATATAGGCAATCCAGTAGCGTTAGTCAATGTACCTGAACTTGGTGTACCTAAAGCACCACCATTAACAACAAAAGCACCAGATGAACCTACATTAATACCTAAAGCAGTAGATACGCTAGTTCCTAATCCGCTAATACCAGTAGATGCTGGAAGTCCTGTACAGTTCGTTAGTGTGCCTGATGCTGGAGTTCCTAAAGCATCTCCAGACTGATATTTGTCAGTATTAAGATTCGTAAAGTTATTATCAACCTCGGTATAACTTAGTGCCGAACCTTTACCAGCACGAGTGACAATTGTTGACATAATTCACCTTACGCTAAAGTTACTGATAAGTTTCCAGAAGTTATCTTAAATATATCGCCATTGCTAATAGTCTTACTCGTATCTAGTGGTGTGTGATATAGCAAGTTGCCACTAGTTAAAGCATCACGAATACCTACATACGCAATGATTCCCCAATCAGCCGTAGCTTGTGGAAACTCGATAGCAGCACTATTCGTTGATGCACCGTTACTAGGAGCACCAAACGTAATAGCCTGACGAGCATACGATCCACCAGTTACCTCTGTGCCTGTATCAGCATCAGTAGGATCAGACGTATATAACGCTAAATAAGTCGTAGTCGGAGCTGTGTAGGTAGTACCACGCAGAGTTCCGTTAATTAAAGCGTTCTCTAAATAATTACTCATTTCTGCCATGATTTACCTCACTGACATAGACATAGGTTGACCGCCATATTCACTACTCTGGTCAGCCACATTGATTGTTGAAATAGCACGATCATACAAAGCACCCCAAGTCTGGAGCCTTGCATCGTTCATTAAGTACGGTTCAGCTTCACCCAATGACGCATAAAGCAAAGCATCAGGATAGTTAGCCAAAAATACATTTGATGAATTAGTGTCACTTAGGACTGGTGGCTTGTAGTAGTACAACATCTGTACGCTATAAGCAGTATCAGGAATAGGAGCAAATTGAATCTCTGACGATAGAATCGTATAGTTCAATGGCTTACCTGAATCAGTCGTCCTAGCTGTTGCAAAAAAAGCATTAGGAGATAGATACGTTACAGGACTAGCAGGGGTAGTACGTAAATGTACGTCACGCATCTCTAGGAAGTCGTTAGGAAGCCCAAGAGTCTCTGTACCTGCTACGGTATCAGCACGAGCCACAACGAGCATCTTACGCGTTCTAAGCTCTCTAGCGAGCCTTGCTTCAGCCAGAGCAATAAAGTCTGGAATCTGGTCTGTTAGGTCACTACGAGCTAGATAGTTTGCTATCGTAGTCTTTAAATCACTGTAGCTCGTAAATGCCATAGCTATTTCCCTGAGTTGTGTCTCTCCACAGCACCATCCTCTACATCATCCCATCGGTATTCATACGTTCCAATGTGACCAATATGCTTAGATAGACTGTGATCTACATACGTCTGGAATCCGTTATCTAAGGCTTTGACGCAGAAATGTACATCTTCGCCAATAATCCCCTTAGAACCCCATCCAACGTCAAACCACGGCTTTTTAACCGCATTAAATACATCTTTGTGAATCATTACTACACCACCACCTACAGCCGTACAAGGCTCAATACCTTCCTTGTTCTTAGAATCTATTTTATGCCATGCATGATGAATAATCTTGCCATTTTCATCTTTTTCTAGCTGTAGATTCAATGCTGTTGGTAGCGTAGGCTTGCGTCTAGTTACTGCATTAACTCCGACAATTGGTACATTCCTACTTAACAATATTTCTATCGTATCGCTAGGAAACCGCATATCTGAATCAATGAATAGGATATAGTCGCATCCTTCACTTAACGCAGCATCAACCAGCTTTTCACGCTGATCGAATATCAACGTACCAGCCATTGTGTATAACTTCAGTCCGTTTTCACCAGTTCCACAGCGAAACTTAGAATCTCTTCCTACCATCTTCGCAAAGTCAAACGCGAATCCTGTATGAACCTCATCCCTAGCTGGAACGCATACACCTACTGTTATACCCATTAGATAGTACCCCTATAAACTTTCCATTGTGCATTATCGGAATCATTGAGCCATCGAGCAAAAGCTACATCATCAACGATATTAAACCCTTTCATAACTCCCTTTTTATTCAATTCATCAATAACCGTAAAAGGAATTCGAGCTACATGGTGTAATTCGTTAACGTGTCCAGTTCTTGCCTTATCTGCCTCTCTGATTTGGTTGTTACTTTCTAATATCTCAGTAACATCCTGTTTAGTTTCGATGATTAAGCCACCATCACCGTCCGCATGTACAACTTGTTGTCTATAGGTCATAAATCCTCTTAAATGCCCCCAGAGACGAATCCCTGAGGGCTATTCAATTACAGTGCCATATTAAGATCGGCCACTATACCGTGAGCGGCTTCGTTCTTAACTTCCAATGTGCACTCAACCAATACCTGAGTCTTGTCAGCATCACCAGCTTTTGCAAGCTCGATAGTCTGGAATGGACGCAGATAAGCCAATGCAGCATACTCAGGATCAAGGATCAGAGCATCGCGTGTACGCATGAAACGGTTAGGAACAACACTCATTGAACCGAAGTCCGACAAGTAAACGTCAGCAGCACCGATAATAGTTGCCTGAGCACTACCAGTACCACCATTGACGTTATAACGATAAGCAGAAAGACCTGTGAAGCTAGATACTTTCTGTTTACCAGTAGCACCAACCATCAGAATCTTAGGTACGCCACCAGAACTAAATACCTCAGCAACTACTGACTTCAGCAGAGTTTCGGTAAATGTACGTGTGTTACCGTCTGTACGAGTCGATACACCGATTGTCGTAGGATCAGCACCGTTAGTCTGAGCGTCAGAGTTGGTTTTGATCCATGACAGCAACGAACCCATCTTACGAGCAGTTGAGTTAGACGAACCAGCAGAACGACCTTGATTGCTCAAGAGGATAGTCTCGAGGTCACGCTTAAGCTCTTGTGAAGCCTTAGCCAACTGGTATGCCTTCTCAGACTTACGACCAGCCTTGTTAACTGCATCCAGAGTTCCAGAGACTTTGATAGTCTTTTGCAGAATCTGAGTGTAGTTACCCAAGCGAGTTGTTGGTGACAGTGTTGCGTCAGACGCATCAGCACCTTCAACAGCAGCATTGTTAGTAGTTGCAGCAGCCAACGAGTCAGTCTGCCACTCATGGTAAACAGCAGTAGCTTTAGTCTTGCCAATAGAACTCATA